TCTACATTGTCAGTCTCAAAGTGAGCAGCCATTGGGCGTGGGTCAAGGTTTACCTTGAAGGTGGTGCTTGAGGAGTCGCCACCAACGAGTTCCTCACCAGCGTTCCATGCAGCCTTTAGAGCGATGGTTCCGGTGACGGGGAATTCCCAAGAGAAACCTCCGGTGAGGGTCTTGGCGGTGATGACATTCTCAAATACATTGTAGTGATCGTAAGCGTTGATTACTTCACCAGACCAAAGTGGGAGCCAAAGCTTGTTAGCTCCAGCAGCGCCACCTGTGGTGGCTGCAGCTACATCTGTACGCATTACAAGATCAGCTGCTGTTAAATTATCGGGCATTGTGTTTTCTCCTAAAAAGGAATGAGTTAAAAGTGAGACAATTAAATTGCTTAACCATCAGATTATTCCTCTGGAGTCTTTAAGTTAAGTTGTTATATGGAAAGCCAACCATTGCCTTCCGGGGGTTTTGCTAGTCCATATAACAAAATAGATTATATCTAACTCTGTCTCAAGGAGTTAGTTTTGTGAAGTCCGTCATTAACATACGCTTTTCAACAGCGGCCCTATACTTGGGATCTGTCATAAAGCGTGGGTTGTTTCGTTCGACTTGGAATTCCCGCTTAGTTTTGTAAGCAGTTGCTGGAACCTGAGTAGCAGAAACAGGAACTTTCTTTCCTGTTGCTGGTGGCTCATTGGTCTTAGCTGTATTTCCATTAGCCTTTTCGTATTTAGTTGTAAGTCCTAACAAAGCAATTTCCCAATTGGGTGTTGCTAGTGCAGCATTGATTCCATCTTGTTCAGTCTGAGAAAGATTCTTGCTAGCCCAAGTAAAGACCTTATTGAGTTTGTCATTACCACCAATTAGATCTGCTGCCTTCTTATAGGCAACCTCAAGCTTTGCTTTCTGACCTGTCATATAATCATCAATTACATAATCAGGAAGCTTTGTCTTTTGCTTGATATGTTCCTTGGTTTCGGCAGACAGTTCTCCCTTGGTAGCAAACTCAACAGTCCAAGACTTCCAATCATCTTGAGTAACAGCGTACTCAACGGAAGCTTGCTCTGTCTTTTCTGGTTGCTTAGGAATCTGCAGCTTATCGACTGCGATTACTTCTTCTTCTTTGGCTGCTGGCTTTGGATCTTCTGTCGGAGCTTTGAAGTTTGGATTGTCGCTTGACTTCTCATACTTCTTTTTAAGATCCGCGATTTCTTGACGCGACTGTGTATATGCTTTCTGTGCATTTTTAAGTGAGTCGAACCATGATCCAACATCCTTGAAGTTTTCTGGAATAGCAACACCTTGAGATTTTACATAAGTTTCAAAGGCTGCTCGTTCTCTCGCAGTTACAATATCCTGCTCACTAGCAGTTGGAGATTGTTCCGCATTGACCGCAGCCTCAGTCTGTTCGACTTGTTCCTGCATGTCTAATTCTGGAGTCTCATCTGTCATTTGTTATTTACCTTTCTTGGGTTTCACTACTTTAGTAGCGTCCTTACCTGTTAGTCGTGTGGTCTTGCCACAGTTACATTTGAATGTTTGCTTTGCCATTACTTCTTTTTCTTTTTCTTGGCATACTTGGGAAGCTTTTTACCCTTTGGGGTTTCAGCTGCCCACTTTTTCGCCATCTTCGGATGGGTAGCAAACATATATTTGCGTTGCTGTTGTGATTTAAAAGGCATTACTTACCCTTCTTGCACTTGCGTCCCTTGGGACAGCTTGCAGTTGAACCACCGGGACCAGCCCAAAGATTCTTGCAAGCCCAATACTTAGCGGTTAGTTTGTTCTTGGCTTTATCGCATCCATGTCTTGCACGGAAAGACTTACGAGCAGCAGCACTATAGTTATGACCATAGCCAGTAGCTCCGTAATGAATAATTTTTTCCTGACCATTGGCACAAGCCTTAACGACTTTCTTTTTGCCAGCCTTGGGAGACTTTTGTGGTCGGTTGCAAGCCATCTTGCTTTTATCTAATCGCTTCTTCATGCTTGTACTCCTAGGTTGCCAAGTACTTCTGCAATACCTTGCCCACCTGTTTGCTGAACATCCTGCATAGCGGCTTGACCAGCAACATTGCCAGCTTGCTGTAGCATTTGCTGCTGCATCATTTGCTGTTGTTGCATTATCTGCTGCTGTTGCTGCATAGCCATAGCTTCCTGCTCAGAGATAACCCAATTGCGTGAGTCGAATCCTAATGCAGTTACTAAAGCTTTGGCATACTCGCTCCACTTAAATGCGGATTGTGCTTCTGGTGGTAGGTTGCGAACCATTTCACCCATCTGGAGTAGTCGCTGAAGATCAGTATCGCGGGACAATGCTTGCAATCCTGTGACAATTTCAACACTAAGAGTGCCGTCCTTGTCAAAGAACTGCTCATACATTCTCTTGTCTAAGTCCTCATTCTCAATCATAAGAAAGACGAATCTTCGTAGGATTGGAGACATAAGATCTCTGGCAATGGCGCTGAATGCACCACCTAGAATTGTTTCTAGTTCTGATCCAATCATTCGTACTGCTGTGGCTGTAACACGATCTCCAGTAGGTAGTGATGCGCCTGTCATTAGGAATGAATTACCTAACTCCTGTCGCATTGTCTGCACAGCTACCTGTGCCGATGATACCTGTGGGTTCATGGTTTGACTGGGTGAAATTACAGCAATGTCTTGTGATCGGGCAGGAACCCAAGAACCATTAGGCTGATCTGAAATATCATCTATCTCAGTAATGCCACTTGGATCTAGTCCCATCCAGAAAGCTGTGCTAGCTGCCATGCCATCAATGAGGCACTTAGTATAAGCGTCTAAGCTTTGAAGATCACCAAAGTTATCTTCACAGTGAGAGCGTCCATAGTTCTCACCGGGGATTCCATACCAGCGAACAACGGCAACGGGAAGTACCTCGTACTGTCCCTCTGCAATTACTTCGCCTTCAGAATCTTCCTTGCGATACATCCATAGCTTGTTGTCCTTGTCGTACATGTACTGACAGTAGACCTTTTCATATCCTGCCTTTTCGGAAACAGGAACTGAAGCTGGATAGCTTGCAATGGTAGGATCTTTAAGCTCATACTCTACAATAATAATTTCTTGTACATCACCTTCTACTGTGCGTTGAATAACATAGTGATCCAGACGAGAAGTGCGTAACTTGAAATCATCTTCGACTTGAACCAAAGCATCTCCAACAACGATTAGTGATTGGAGAACTTGATAAGTTGTTTCTCTTAAATTAGTAGCCATCAGTTTTCTAAAGACCTGATAGCTCATTGTTTCTAGATACTGCTGAATCTCAGTGGTAGGCTCTGCACCATTCCGTAAGGTAAACTTAAAGAAGGGTGTGTCATTTAGTGGAATCATAGCAGACAGCATTCGACTTGCCAATGCTGTAGTTCCACGCGAACCGACTGATGAATGGGGCTGAGGCAATTGCTGGTCTTCGGTCCATCCCTCTGGGGGAAGAAGAGAAGGGATTGTCAATGAAGCACAAGCCCTAGCAATTGTTAGTTTAGATTGCCTCTGTCCATGCAGCAGATTAAAACGATCTGCTAGTGATTCCATAGGTTACTCCTTAAAGGCTTATGCCTGAGTAGAGAGAAGAATAGAAATCAATAGCTTTGCGATCTGTTGTTCTCATATCTGATGCAGACTGAGCCTGAGCTTCGGCTTCCTTCATTGCTTCCTCTTCAGCCTTAGTTGATTCAGCAATTGCCTGCTCTTCCATTAGTTTCATCTGTGCGCGTTCTTCCTTTTCACGACTAACACGACGAGCCTCAGCAGCTTCAGACGCTGCTCTACGCTCACGCTCTTGTGTCGCCTGAAATTCGCGCTCTTCTTCCATCAGTTTCTGTTGTTCGGCATATGTCATACCGCCTGCAATCTTTGGACTACCCATATAGTTCCTCCTTCTGTCTTTGTACGACAGCCTTTAGTTTTCTAACGACCTCTTGTTGGCCTGCTCTGAAGGCAGCTTGTCGTGCAAAAGCTTCAGAAGAAATTTCAGGATTGTAGTCCAGAGGGGGGTATATTCTCTCTAGAAGGTCTACCAACTTTGGGTCTATCCGAGGAAAGTTTTCGGATTTCGTTCTTGAGTTGTTCGATTTCATTATATAAATCTTTCAGCAGCAGCTTGGTATCCAAGGGGGATAACCCCGTTGGATACTCAAGCTTTGCTTTCGCAGTATCTTTTGTCATTTGATTTCACATCCTCCAGCAGTGCAAGCCATTTCATGTGAGCTAGTAGTTGTATCTTCTTTCTCGTAGAGTACGAGAGTATCAAAGTTTACATCAACATGCTTGTATGATTTGAATGTAGTCTCGTCAATCTTTTCAAAGGGAGCCTGAGCATATACATGGTCAGACTTTGGTAGGAATGAGATGCCTGAGATCTTATCAAAGTTTTCCCATACCCATTGACCGATTGGAAGGAACTCATTGTCTGAATAGTTGACGGTAATACTTGGCTTGTGCTGACAATAGTATTCTTGATAGGCAAGCCATAGATCAAGATGGTCAATAGCAAGCAGTTCATCCTGAGTCAACGATCCTGCGGGAGAATGTTGAACAAAGGTAAACACAGCAGTCGATGCGGAATTCATTACGCAATCTTCTACCGCTACACCAGCATCTCTCATCATGTAATAGAGTGGATCTTTCTTGTCGATACGAACACGACGATAATAATAGTCGGCGTATCGTGGGTGTAATCCACTAGATGAATTAGCCAAGCATGAGGTAGTTCCCTCTGGCTTGATGCAAGTGATTGACTTACTTGGATTGATGCCAAGCTTCTTGGCCCAATTAAGGTTTGTCTCAATTGCTGTTTCTTTCAGGTAACTAAGAACATGCTTTAGTTTGCCGTGGCCTAGTAGACCAGACATAAGCTTGTTGTCAAAGATACCTGTCATTGATACACCAAGGAGTCGTTCCTCTTGGCAGTTCTTTTCCCAAGAGCTATCCATCTTTGACAGATAGGGGAAGTGAGTGAACATGCTTTGTACTGTACCAATGATTGTTGCCATCTCAATCTTTTTGGCAAGAGTCTCTGGTGTGTCGCTTGCGCGAACAACAACGGTAGATAGATTGCAGAATTCGTTGGGGCGTAGAATGATTTCGCTGCATGGGTTTGTACCATACATGATATCAGGATCTCGCTCTGCCTTCTTTGCAATCTCCTTCATAGCATCACGATTACAGATGCCACGCTCTCCGCTGTGTGAGTTGAATAGATCTGTCCATTCCTCTAGGAATTGTCCCATGCATGGTCTACCATTGTAGACTGCTGAGTTATTCGCTAGGGCACGATGACCAGACTGTTCCCACCATGCGCCACTCTTGCAAGTAGCCATCTCTCTGTCGGCTAGATCACTCAGGCTAATCATGGCAGAGCGGCGTACACCACCCACAATGACTGACTGTGCAATCTTGCAGCAGATATCGTGACACTCTAGCGGAGATAGTCTCCTGCCTTGTGCCTTGTAAAATGTCTGAGTAACATATCGGAACACTTCTTCAAGTGGAGCGGGGCCGCTTGCACGACCACCAAATGTCTTAAGTCTTTCGCCAGACTTACGCACCTTACTTGTGTCCCACTTATAATGATTACCCTTATAGAGATTGTCGATGAGCTGATAGAGCGCATCGCACCAACCCTCACGGCTATCCTCAACATACATCACAGTATCAAACTGCTTGTGGATTGTTGGGATAGTTGGTAACTTATCTGTGCAGCGGCGTTCGACACTATAGCCTACACCTGTGCCACACATTAGAATATACATTAGGTTGGAGAATGATTGCATTGAATCAATCTCCAGATAAGAGCAATTGTATAGAGCAGTATGATCTCTGTCAAGAGCTGGCCCTGCAGTCATAAGACCGCGCATACTAGGCAGCACTTCTAGATTTAGAATTGCATCCCGAATGTCTGGGCGCTCTGATAGGAAGGGAACCTTTGCAGTGAAGTAGTTCCACCACCGATCTACTGTCTCGTCCCAAGTCTCTCGTCTATTTGATTCTGGTAGCCAGCGACTATATCGGCTGACTGCAATAAATTGTTGGAATGTATCCATATCTGTCCTTCTTAAACGGCTAGATTCTTATAAACCTGTACTTCCAAAACCACCAGTTCCTCTTGTAGTCTCTGGGAGTTTATCGACAGAGATGAAAGGGAACTGAGTTACTGGAACAAACACAATCTGTGCAACACGATCACCCTTATTTAGAG